TAAATAGGAGCAGGTGGAGTTAGCGAAATTCATTATAACTATAATTTAACGTTATGATGAAGCGCTCCATCCATGGATGAACTCACTAGACCAGTAATAGTGGGGTCCCAGGGATAAAAGGCCCTTGGCATCTGTCCGTACTACGAAGTAGCACTTAGGACAAATTTCCAATCATCCTTCTTTTTTTAACTAAAAAAGAATTAATTGATAAATCTTTATGAAAAGACAACCTACAGCATCCTCTCTATGTGGTAAAAATAAATTTGGATCCTTAACCAAATTTATTTTAAAAAATGCCACATATGTGTGAGGGAAACTGACCAGGTGTTGACATAAGGAGTCAATAATTTGTTTCCTTTTAAAATTTTTTTAAATAAGTCTTTATGAAAAGACAACCTACAGCATCCTCTCTATGTGTTCCTTTCAGGACACAAAAATTGGCATTCCTGACAGATACTCACGCCGGTTTATCCGACTTTGTTATAAACTGCTCAAGGCGCTGCCGGCGGCGGGCCCAGCTAGAACGGGATGTTCTAGTCTTTTGGGGCAAAGGAGAGTCTCCACCACATATGTGTGAGGGAAACTGACCAGGTGTTGACATAAAGAAATTTAATTAAAAAAGTTTAAAGGAAAATTCTTTAAAAAAAGAGGGAAATCGAAAAGAATCATACCTAAGTGACGGAGTTACTTATCAGCCATGTTAGGTTAAGTTAATAAGTTACTTGACTGGTTAAATGAACCTAGCCAACTATTTATTATTATAACCGTAACAAATTTTAACTCAACATTTACAATCAATCTTGAACGTCTTAAAGCGTTCAAGGATTTACTTGCAAAAGAGAAGTCCAAAATAACTGGACAGATCGGTGTAAAATCCGGTCTTGGGCTAGTCAACTTATTTTTAAAATTAAGAAGACTAGTCTATGCAAAGGCACCTACCAAAGCGGCAGTAAGACAATTTAAGGGAGTTCTTAGAACTCTATATTTAATTGTAAAAAATCAATCCGTTAAAGGGTTGATTCTTTACCTTAAAACCTGTTCAGTCATGTTGCAACAATATGTTGCAAGGCATGAAAATCGTCCTACTACACGAGAAATCAATAAAGTAGCGGTTTCATGTACACGTGCAGGCTTACCGCGGATCATTCCTCGAGAAGCTAGAGTTATGATCCGTAAAGGTAATGTGAAAACCATTACCTTATGGCTTTCTATTTTTAACCTCTATCGCTTCCTATTGAGTACCCATGATTTACGAGGAATATATAAAACGATCACTCAAAATTCTGAGTGACGTCCATCTTTTGAAATATTGGAATTCATTCCAATATTCAAAGATCTTTTCTTTAAGGGTACTTCCCCTGAAAAGAAAGGACATATTCCTGAGATAACTCAAAAAGTCTCAGTGGCAGTGAATGAGGTTATGCGGCTTCGTGGTACTTCCTTTTTTGCGTTCTTACGTTCTGTTCATACGTGGAGATCTCTCGCGAATTGGATAGCTTCTAGACCTAAGGCCTTAGAAGCTTTCAAATTCCGTATTAGAAAACCCATATTAACAAAACAGGAACACAAAATTCGAGAGGACATCTTCCACCGTGAGCAACTCTTGCAATCATTCATTAGAATGGTCGCTTGAATTGACCCAAAATGGTTCATGTTACTTGCTGGTCCTTTAAATAGGGCTATACAAGTTACTATGCCGTTTGGTGGTAAGATGCTTCTCCCGCAGGGAACAGAGATCATTAATAAAGTCTTCTGACTTCGTTATTTCAGAAGGCCTAATGTTGATCTTGAGCGTAAAATGCCTGCTCCCTTAGGAAGGCTCGTGAAGCTACTGGAAGCTGCCGGTAAAGTCAGAGTGATAGCTATTGTTGACCCGATAACTCAGGAAATCTTACGACCTATTCACAAATGATTATTTGGACTACTTCGTAAGATTCCTCAGGACGGAACCTTTAATCAAGATGCTCCTTTAATATCATTAATGGCAAAAATTAAGTCTCCGG